TTTTGGAACTGCGCCGGTCAACCTGGCTGAGGAACCTGAAGCCGTGGTTAACACCCCGGTCATAATAAATAACATGCCAGAGGCACAGAAGATTCTGGGGTACAGTGATGACTTTACAGCATATACACTATGTCAGTCAATGGATGCAAATTTCAATATATTCAGCATCGCGCCGGTGGTATTTATAAATGTATTAGATCCAAAGAAACACAAAAAGGCCTTAAAAATTGAGGGAGATAAAATCGTTGTCACTGATAAAAAGGCCACCATAACAGAAAAAGGAATACTGATGAACACCCTTAAGGTCATGGACCAGGCAGGGAGCTCACTGACAAAAGGGACAGACTATCTGGCGGAATTTAACCAGGCAGGCGGAGTTGACATCACGCTGTTAACCACAGAAAAAACAGAAGCAGTAACAGGTCTGAAAGCAGAGGCGGACCAGCTAGACCCGACCATGATAAACAAGGAAAGCATCATCGGAGGATATGATACTGAAACTGGACAGGAGACCGGCTTGGAGGTAATAAGGCAAGTTTACCCCAAACTTGGACTGGTTCCCGGTATCCTGCTTGCTCCGGAATGGTCGAAGATTCCGGAGGTTGCGGCCGTCATGTGTGCTAAGGCAGAACGCATCAATGGAACGTTCTTCTGTGAGGCTGCCATTGATATGGACTGTGAGACAACGAAACTTTATACGGCCCTAAAAGAAGCGAAGGAGACTATGGGGGTGAGCAGCCCACACGGAATCCTGCTCTGGCCTAAAATGAAGTTAGGAAAAAAGCAGTATTCATACTCTGCCGTGTGGGCAGCCATGACGGCGCGCACGGATGCTGAAAATGATGACATACCCTGTAAAAGTCCATCCAATGAACTCCTAGGTGTAAGCTCCACTGTACTGGAGGACGGAACGGAAATTGTGATTGATACATCCATGGCGGAACTGATAAATTCGTTTGGAATCGTGACTGCCATTAATGACAATGGCTGGAAATCGTGGGGAAATAACACCGCTGCGTATCCAGGGACAACAGACCCGAGAGACCGATGGATTAATTGCCGCAGGATGATGAACTGGTACAGAAACCATTTTATTCTTACATACAAGAATAAGGTCGATGACAACACTAACTACAGATTGATTGAGTCGATTATTGATTCGGAAAACCAGTACCTGAATGGCCTGACACCGGATAAGATTGCCGGCGGATCCATTAGTTTTAATGAGGATGAGAACCCAATCCAGAGCATCTTAGATGGAAACATTGCATTCCACACAAAAATTGCCTTTTGGACGCCGGCGGAATTTATTAATAACCAGATAGAATTTGACCCGACAATCATTCAAAATGCATTAGGAGGTGAATAAGCATATGAAAATGAACAATATGGTGATTCCAGAGGTCGTAAACAACTTTAATGTGTACGACGGGGATGGCGATATCATGATTGGTATTACGGATGAAATGAGTTTCGCGGAACTGTCAAACATGGTGGCCACTATTACCGGAGCAGGAATTGCGGGGTCATACGACGTACCGGTCATTGGACATTACACTTCCATCACCCAAGAGATACCATTTAGAATACTCTATGCGCCAATTCTGAAATATGCGAACCCAATGAAACAGGTAAGCATCAATGTAAGAGGCGCCATCCAGGTGACGGACAAGTCCACAGGAGTATCCGATCTTATGGGAATGAGGTATGTGGTAAAAGGAAGGAACAAGACGCTGTCGCCCGGAAGTCTGAAACCTGGAAATGCCATGGGCTCGAAACTCAACATCGAAGCGACCTATATCTTATATGAGATTGACGGCGAGAAGCTGATTGAGATTGACAAGCTGAATAGTGTATGTGTAATCGGAGGGCAGGACCTGATGGAAAAAGTCAGGAAACTCTGCTAATGAAGGAGGAAAAGATGTTGGACGAAAATAAGAATATAAAGAACGAAGAGGCCGCAGAGACGGCCTCTTTTACCGGGAATGAAAAAGGGCTGCTTGTCGTGAAACTTGGAGATCCATACATGTTTGACAAGGAAGAAATTACGGAAATCAACCTGGATGGTTTACTTAATCTCACAGCACGGGATTTATGCGACATTGACCGACAAATGATTGCAATGGGTTATTTTGGCGCGCGCATGGAAGTGACGAGGCAGTATGCAATGCTGGTAGCAGCAAAGGTGAACAAGAAACCGTGGGAATTCTGCGAAGGGATGAAGGCTCGCGATTCTATCCGTTTAAAGGAGACAGTAACGGCTTTTTTTTACGTAAAGTGATGCGTCCGGATGAAGTTGACATCATACGAAAATGCATCGTAAGGATTTCAATGGCCACCAGAACGGGATTGGATTATTTATATGAGATGCCGATTGAGGAATTGTCACAGCTGGTGAAACTGGTCACACAGAAAAAGTAAGGGAGGATGGATGGCATGGCAGGCAGGAAGGAATACGAGCTTGCGATTAAGATCGCAGGAATGGTGGATGCATCACTTGGACAATCTTGCAATCTTACAAAAAAACAGATAAATTCAATTGCCCGTGAGGCCTCTAGAGCCAGCAATACGACCGTAGGGTTTGCGGATGCCATGACCAAAGCAGGACCAGGGATTGATGCTGCTTGGGGCGGAGCTAAGAAGGCGGTTATGACTACGGCAGCAGCTATGGCAGCCGCCGGGGCAGCCGTGGGCGTAGTTGGTGGAATGGCCATAAGCGTCGGATCTGATTTTGAATCTGCTTTTGCTGGAGTCAGGAAAACAGTAGATGCAACGGAAGAACAGTTCGCGGAGCTGGAAGATAGACTAAGGGACATGGCTAAGAATAAACCTCAGACGGCAGTGGAGCTTGCAGAGATTGCAGAGGCAGCCGGACAGCTGGGAATCCACACTGAAAACATTGCGGAGTTTACGGATGTCATGGCTGACCTCAAGGTGGCAACAAACCTGGGAGATGAGGGCGCGTCACAGTTTGCGAAATTTGCAAACATTGTAGATATGTCGCAGGAAAAGTTTTCAAATCTCGGAAGCACCGTGGTTGCATTAGGAAATAACATGGCCACGACAGAGGCAGATATCGTTGAGATGGGTATGCGTCTGGCTGGTGCAGGAAAACAGGTAGGAATGAGCGAGGGAGATATCATGGGATTCGCCGCAGCTCTTTCCAGCGTCGGAATTGAAGCGGAGGCTGGCGGTTCCGCCATGTCCAAGATGATGGTCAATATGCAGCTTGCAGTTGAGACAGGAGCAGATGCATGGGCTGAGATAGACGCTTCGATGGAACGGACCGGACATACAAGGGAGCAGGCGGAACATGCGGTTGCCGAAGGTGGAAAAGCCCTGAACAATTTTGCTGCCTCTGTTGGATGGAATGCGAAACAGCTCAAAGCCTCTGTAAAAGAAGCGCAAGATTCGGCTGGAAGTTTGCAGGACTTTGCAGATGTGGCAAACATGACATCAGAGGAATTTGCCAATGCCTTTAAGGATAATGCGGCAGGCGCATTGTCAGCCTTCATTTCCGGACTGAATGATACAGAACGGCTGGGACAGTCTGCAATCGTAACACTGGATAACATGGATATCAAAGAGGTGCGTCTGAGGGACACACTATTAAGGGCGGCAAATGCCAGCGGATTATTCAGCGATGCCTTAACATTAGCCAACACCTCTTTTGACGAAAACACAGCCTTGACCAAGGAGGCAGAACAGAGATATAAGACATTTGAAAGCCGTTTGGACATGGTAAAAAACCGAGTTACGGATGTCGGAATATCACTCTATCAAGATTTCAGGGACCCACTTTCGGACTGCCTTGACATAGCATTAGATTTTGCGAATGATGCCAGCTTGTTTGATGGTAAGTTCGTGGAAGGAATGGCTAAAGAATTTAAGAAGAACATCCCTACTATCGTAAGGGAACTCGGAGAGGCAAAAGACTCAATAGCAGACTTCGCAGAGCCGTTATTAAAAGTAGGCGGATGGATGATGGAGCATCCGGATGTAATTGCCGGTGGATTAGCGGCCATTGGAACCACCATTACCACCATGAAGGTGGCAAAGACTATCACTGATACCGCAGGAGCCATGGATACCTTGCGGGTTGCAATGATGAGCAACCCGGTGACAGCGGCTTTAGGTGTGGCTGCCATTGCAGGTGGAGCAATCATGGGGGTGGCCACTAAAGTAAAAATGGCTAATGCGGAATTGAAAAAACAAAACCTAGCCAACCACTTTGGAGACATAAGTCTATCTTTGGGGGAACTTAAAGATGCTGCTGAGCAGATTGTCGGCGAGGATGTGCTGAACCAACTTGGGAAGGCTTTAGATGAGGTCGGGAAGGTTTCGGATATTGCAGACGATATTACCGCAAGTTCAGAGGCTATTAATAAGCTTACGTGGAAAGTCGGCATGGGATTGCAATTATCAGAAACGGAGCAGGGGCAGTTTGATGATGCAATCAATAATATGATAGAAAACAGCATCGCATTAGTAGAACAAGCCCAATACACAGCGCATTTAAATGTAAATGCATTGTTTGGCGAGGGAGATGAGACTGGTCAGGAACTGATAGCCGGATTCGATGCCATGTACCAAAGTATCAATGGAGAAATAACTGCACTCGGAAAACAACTTGGTGAAGCGTATAACGGCGCCATGGAAGATGGCGTCATTGATACGGATGAAGCCAAATTGATCCAGGAGCTGCAGGCGCAGCTGGCGCGAGTGACAGACCAAGTAGCTCAATCACAATTAGATGCAAAGTTGGAGAGAATAAGAGTTGAATATACTGGAAAAGAACTGGATGCCGATACATTCCGGAATTTACAAAAGGAAATACAAGACCAAATTACAGAAGCCAAGTCAGCATTATCCCAATCATATGAATATAATCTCGGAGCGCTTAACTTGAGACTGACAAGGAGCCAATCGGGGGATATAGGCAAGGACGATGCAGCATACATTACGCAACAAATGTACGATGAGCTAAAAGAGAACCTGGATAGCGAACTTTCAGAGAATCGAATGGAACTGGAATTAAAAGGATTGAATTTCCAGACGCAATCAATTAGTGATGCATACCAGGATGCACTAAATGAGGCTATGCCGGATATTGAGAGTGGAATTAATGAAGTCACGAAGAATGCGGTTACGATGCTTAAAGAGGGCTACAATGATACGATCACATGGGATTCGGATACAGTTATGTCAGCTCTGGGTATCAAAGATATAGATAAGGTATCACGTAAGGCAATAGAGGAACTGTGGAAAGATATGGAGCCGAATTACGCTGAGTTACAAAAACAGGCCCAAGGATACCTTGCAGCAGGAAAGGCGGTTCCTCAGTCGATAGCAGATGGATTGGCAGACGCTTCTGCAATAGGCGCAATTGCCGGAAATCAGGAAGCAATATGGCAGCTTATAGCGTTGTCTATTTCGGAGAACGGTGAATATAAAAAGACGATTGATGAAGCGCGCAAAGGCGGCGCAAAGATACCAGAAGAAATAGCGGTTTATATTGATAATAATGCCAACATTGTGGACGATGCAATCATTCGACTCTCAAATGAGGCAGAGAATACACTACAAAGCCGTTTTGGTAAAATGCAGGTATATGGAACTGTTGATTTTAACATGGATGTTGGAAGTGTAACTACCAGGCAGTCATCAACCTCAAATCCACACGGAGTAGTGGTAAACGGACATGCAGAGGGGGGAATCTTTGATACACCGCATTTTGGAGTATTTGCGGAAGATGGTAAAGAAGCATTTATCCCATTAGATGGTTCGGAACATGCGGTATCCATATGGAGACAAGCGGGGGAAGAACTGGGGGTGATTGAAAATCATGTGCAGCCAAGTAAAAACGCAGGAAGCATTATGGAGGATAATACAAGCAATCAAATTATATATTCTCCGACTATACAGATATACGGAGGAGATGAGCGAACCTATAGAAATGCAATAGATGAGGATTATGAACGCTTCGCACAGTTCATGCGAAGATTCCAGAAAGACAAGGAACGGCTGGCATTCTAACAGGGGGGTATGGTTGATGAAAAAGACTTATACTACGATAAATGGACAGACATGGGACCAGATAGCATATGAAGTATATGGGGACGAACATTATTGCGATAGAATCATGGATGCAAACAGGGATAAACTTGATTTTTTTGTATTTCCGTCCGGCGTCGTGTTGAGTCTGCCTGAGAAGGAGGAGATTACAGGGAGTACGGTATTGAGCGACTTCCCTACATGGAGGGCAACGCTGGATGGCTGAGGCGAGACGAGTGGAATTCCAAGTACTATATGACGGGAAAGAGGTTGGACTATCCGGACGGCTTAAGGATATGGGCTATACGGACAATTCGTCTGGAATGTCGGATGAAATTTCCCTTACTTTTTGCGATAGGGATGCGAGCTGGTTACGGAACGATTTTATACCAGAAAAGGAACATGACCTGGATGTGACATTCTGGCTCCACAACTGGTTCAGGGACGGAGACTTGCTAAAATACCATTGCGGGAACTTTACCCTGGATGACATAACCTATTCGGGCGCCCCCAGACAGTGCGTCATCAAAGGCGTATCGGTTCCGGCATCAAGTTCGTTTCAAACAGATCCGGTCTCAAAAACTTGGAAACAGGTTACTCTGAAGCAGATTGCCCAGGAAATGAAAGAAAAGTATGAAATGAAAGACCTGTTTTACTGGGGGACAGAACCGGTTATCGAGACAGTAGAACAGAACAATCAGACGGATAGCGCCTTCCTATATGACATTTGCGAAAAACAAGGAATGTTCCTTAAGATATATAAAAAGGCCTTGGTTATATTTGACAAGTCGGTATATGAATCAAGAGGAATTACAGCAAGGTTCACAGAGAACGATTTTGACGGCAACTGGTCATGGAATAGCACGCTAAATGGAACTTATACAGGAGCCGCAATTTCTTATGTGGTGCCTCGACCGAAAAAAGGGTACAAGAAAGGCGACAAGCAGCAAATTATAGACATTACAGTAGGGAACGGACCCAGGCTCCTCCACATTAATGAGAAAGCCGAGAACGAAGCAGAAGCACAGAGAATTGCTAAGGCTAAGGTCAATGCAGCCAATGAAAAAGCAGTAACAATGTCGTTTGGAGCCATGGGAAATCCAAACGTTGTGGCGACCTGTAACATAGAAATATACGGAATGGGACGATGCGATGGAAAGTATTTCGTTGATAAGGTAACACACAAAGTAAGTGGCAGTGGCGGATATAGCATGGGAGTGTCCGGATATCGTATTTTTAATCGAATGTAAGGAGAATGTGGGATGGATGAAACAAGGATAGGATTTATCAGCTCATTCAATCAGGATGAAGGTCTCGCATCGGTGTACTATCCAGACAGGACTGGAGAAGTCACGGATGAACTTCCTGTATTTATGCCGTGTGGAATGATGCAGAGACTGAATAAAAACGATATGGTTATAGTCCTGCATCTTTCAAACGGTATGGAGGCCGGAGTGGTGCTGGGAGCATACTCGGCCTGCAAGGATGATACAAAGGCAGGAATACTGGTTGATGATGGTGTTATGACATTCCGGGATACATCCGGTTCAATAACAATAGGAGAGCTGCTGGCCATAAAAAAGGCACATGAGGGGGAATAAAGATGGCGAAGATTGGGAACTGGGGAAGCTATTTAAAATTCAGTACCAACGACAACAGGATCCTCACTTTCACGAATTTCAGAAGAAAAATATCGGCCAGAACAGCAAAGCATAGTATAATCGGCACAAAACCACGTTTGGAATATCTGGGAAAAGACCTGGAAAGCATAACCTTTACAATAGAATTAAATGCTATGCTGGGTGTAAAACCCTACAAGGAAGAACAGAGATTAATCAGAAAGGTTGGATATGTGGCGCCGTTGGTGATTGGCGGAAAGAAAATATGCAGCAAGGCGATGCTT